TAGCGTACTAATTCCAGCCAAGATAGCTGAAAATACCCAGCAGACGCAATACACGTCTAATGGCGTTAAAACCATTATTGATAAGTTTACGGCGACTAACTTTAGCGCGGTAGCGGCTACGATTAGCGTCAACTTGGTAACGTCGGCAGGCGCGGCAGGCAATCAGAACTTGATTACCAAGACCAAGACCTTGCAGCCGTCTGAGGTATATACCTTTCCTGAAATCGTGGGTCAGATGCTAGATAGCGGCGATTTTATCTCCACCATCGCTGGTACGGCTGCGGCGGTCAACATCCGCGCGTCTGGCAGACAGATTTCAAGCTGATGAACTTAGTAACTATTACTGAGCAAAAAGTTCAGGCTTTAGAAGCTGAATTTTTAAAGCAACCACAAGTAGACTGCTCGGTAGTACACCGCTTTGGCCCAGGCATTTACATCCGTGAGGTAACGATCCCCGCGGACACGTTTTCAATTGGGCATTGCCAAACCGCGACGCACCTCAACATTATGTTGGCGGGGCGCGTTACAATGGTAAATCCTGATGGCTCACATACTGAGCTAGTAGCGCCGCAGACGTTTGTTAGTGGCCCAGGGTCGCAAGATCGGCTATATCCACGAAACAATAATATGGCAAAACGTCTACGCCACGGACGAAACCGACGTAGAAAAGCTAGAAGCAATGTTTTTAGATAAAAGCGTTACTTGGCAAGAAAACCACAAGAATCAACAGCTATTGCTAAATTTTAACCATTCCGAAGATATTGCTAGACTATTACGCTGCAATTGCCGTAATACGGGTTTGACCATGAAACTGTGTCAAGCGCAGACGTCTAAACCTTGACGATCAAATTCGACTTACCCTACGGTAATTACAAGATGATGGTAGCGCCGTCCAAGATTGAGGGTAAAGGTGTTTTTGCTACAGGAAACATTGAGGCAAACGAAATAATCGCGCCTGCTCGAATTAACGGCAAGCGCACCCCCGCAGGTCGATACACCAACCACGCAAAAAATCCAAACGCAGTTATGGTTTTATTGGATAATAACGATGTAAACTTAGTGGCAACACGGGCTATTACAGGCTGTAAAGGTGGTGATTTAGGTGAAGAAATTACTATTGATTACCGCCAGGCCATCAGCCTTGCAATAAGGAGAATTTAATATGTCAGCCGTCGCAACCGCAATCGTAGGATCGGCCGTTGTTGGGTATATAGGATCAAGTAAAGCATCTAGCGCCCAACAATCTGCCGCTAACCGCGCAACCGACGTTGCAGGTCAAACCGCAGCCGATCAAGTTGCGTTGCAACGTGAGATATTTGAAAAGCAAACTGAACTGCAAAAGCCGTTCCGTGAAGCTGGCCTTGCGGGTCAAAACCGTCTAATGGAACTGTTAGGTATTGGCGGCACCGCAGGCGCAAAAGATTACGGTAAATACGCCTCGGCTGAGTTTGGCATGGATAAGTTCAAAGCCGACCCTAGCTACGCTTTCCGTATGTCTGAAGGCATGAAAGCCTTAGAGCGCTCGGCTGCGGCTCGAGGTGGTCTAATGTCAGGCGCAACGATGAAGGGCATCCAACGCTACGGTCAAGACTTAGCCTCAACGGAGTTTACCAACGCGTTTAACCGCTACCAAGCCGAGCGTACAGGTACGCTCAACCCATTTCAAGCCCTTGCTGGCACAGCGCAATCAAGTGCTAATACATTAGGTGGTCAAGCAGGGCAAATGGGCGCTAACATTAGCAACGCTCTTGGCGCGTATGGCTCCGCAGCGCAAAGTAACATCATTGGTTCAGGTAACGCTCAAGCGTCTGGCTACATGGGCGGCGCTAACGCAATCGCGGGCGGCGTTGGTCAAGGTATTAATTTCTATCAAAATCAACAACTTATGAATAGATTGTTGCCAGGTGGATCAACCCCTGCACCTGTATTTGATTACAGCACTCCATACGGAGGTTAAAGGAAATAACATGGCACAAATTGATCCAAATATTGCTTTAGGTTTTCGGATGCCTCAAATTCAAGACCCCGCTGCGGCGACTGCGCGGGCGCAAGAAATTGGCGTCAATGCGCTCAAAATGCAAGAAATGCAACGCGGCGTTGAATCACAAAACAAATTGCGTCAATTATATTCGCAAGGCGTTGATATTAGTACGCCTGAAGGCTTTAAACAAGTTGCAGCTATTGACCCTGCAACAGCGTTAAAACTGCGTACAGACGCTTTACAAGGGCAAAAACTTCAAGGTGAAATTAAAAAAACAGGCGTTGAAACTAATCTTAAAGAACTAGAAGTTCAACGTGAACAGTTTGGCAATTTGGTGTTTAACCCTTCTAACGAGAACATTACCGCCCACATTCAAGATAGCGTGTTGCAAGGTAAAATCCCACCCGCGCAAGCGCAATCATTGCTTGCTCAAGTGATGCCGTTGAACACCGCGCAGCGTAAACAATTTTTTACTGATATGGCTGTTAAAGCTGAAACACGTTTTCAAGGTGATATTAGCAAACGCGGTCAAGACATTAGCGCGGCTACAACCCGCCGTGGTCAAGATATGCAATACGCACCTAACGTGGTAGCTAACACGGTTACGGACGCTGCAGGCAACGTGACGCAATTCAACCGTTTTGGTGAAGTTATTGGCAAACCTGGCGCTGTTGGTAAACCAAGCGCTACGTTTGAAAAGACTAGATCTTTGCAAGCGCAGCAAAACAAAGACCTTACCCTACTATCTAAAGAGTTAGAAAGCGTTACCAAAGACGGCGGCTTAATTGACCAATCCACTGGTAGCGGCGCAGGTCGTTTAAGGGATGTTGCAGCAGGGTTTGTTGGCCAATCTACCGCTGGATCTGAAGCTATTGCTAGATTAAAACCAATTGCTGACATGGCGCTTAAAATGGTTCCACGATTTGAAGGCCCACAGTCTGACAAAGATACGTTGTCATACCGTGAAGCCGCAGGTCAGTTGGCCGATCCAAGCATACCAACAGCTACACGTAAAGCAGCAGGTCGCGAGTTGATGCGATTGATGAAAGAGCGTAAAGGTCAGTTTGTTACAGAAGCAATGGCAAACGAGGGCATCGGCGCGGGCGCTCCAGCGCTTCCACCTGGCTTTACACCAGATAAATAAGGGTTTATATGGCAATTCAAACCGCTACTAACCCTCAAACAGGTGAGCGTTTAGCCTTAATCGGTGATGCTTGGCAACCGATTGCACAAACCGCTACAAACAAAGAAGGCGTAAAAGCCTTTTTAATTGGCGACAAATGGCTAGTTGACGAAGCCCCTGCCGTTGAAACACGATCTAACGTCGGTGCTGAACCCTCGCGGTTTGCTAAAGAAAACCCTAACTTATATGCTGGTTTAGTAAAAGCGCGTCAAATTGCTGGCCCTACTGTTGAGATGCTTGGTGGCGTAGCTGGCGGTGTATTGGGCGGCGCGGCAGGTACGGTAGCGTCCCCAAGTGTTGTAATTAACCCTGTAACAGGCGCTGTAGCTGGGTCAGCCCTTGGCTATGCTACCGCTAAAGAACTGCTTAATAAAGCCGACGTAGCGCTTGGGTTAGCCCCGCAAGAAACAGGTATGCAGGCCATGAAGCGTTCGACAGGCAACATCGCTGAAGGCGCTGCTTTTGAAGTTGCAGGCGGCGTAGCTGGCAAAGTAGTCAATAAGCTAGTCGACGCTGGTACCGCGGTCATGGGTAAGATAGCGGACATTAATCAGTTGCCTAAACAATTGGCAGCTAAGATTGCCCGCAAGTCGTTTGAAACCCCTGCTAACGTTGCTGCTGGGCGCAATGCGTTGCAAGAGGCAGTTAAGGCAGGCGACGACGTAACGGCGCAACAAGCCCTTGCACAAGGCAAAGTAGTTGCCCCCGGCGCCCAAGCCGTGATTCAAAAGACCATATCTAAAACAGCGCCAGGTATGCAAGCAACTAAAGAATTGGCTGATGAAGCTGCGCGGATGTCTACCATTAAAGAGATTACGCCTGATTTAGATGCGGCGGTTAAGCTCCGTAAGGCTGCGTCTGATCCGTTATATAAAACCGCAGATAAGGCAATAGTTCCAATTGATGAGGATTTAGCTGCTGTGTTGGCGCGTATGCCGGAAGGCACTTTAGCTTCTGCGGCCAACATCGCTAAGATGGAAGGCCGCCCATTTATTATGGGTAAGACCACAGCGCCTACAATGCAGCCTACTGGCGTACTTGACGCAACAGGCAACCCTGTCATGCGTGAGGTTCCAGGTGGTACCGCCGAGCTAACTGGTGAGTCTATGCACTACATTCGCCGCGCCCTGTCCGATATAGCGTATGGATCGCCTGCGGCTAATATTGGCCGCGATACGCAGATTGCAGCGCGCAGCTTATTAGATGACTACCTCAAGGTATTTGAGTCTAAAGTGCCAGAGTACGGTCAAGCACGGGCGATATTCTCTGACTTGTCTGCGCCTGTAAACCAAGCACAAGTGCTTAAAGAGATGGCGTCTGTATTAGAGAAACCCGGCGGCGGTGAGCGTATTGGCCCATTCTTAAACGTATTAGGCCGCGGCGAAACCGCCATGCTTAAACGTGCAGGTGGTAAGGGCGCGCCGCGTTATGAGGCTTTGTCCGAAGTATTGACGCCTGACCAGTTAAAAACAGTGCGCGCTGTTGCCGATGAATTATCTGCCGAAGCGTCGATTGGCAAGCAAATCTCTGCTGGTCAAGAGTTGGCTACTAAGCTTCTTAAAGACGAGCTACCAAATTACCGTTTACCTAACATCTTTAACGTGATCGCCACCACAGCCAATAAAGTATTAGATACGCTCGGCGTTAAAGTTGGCGAAAAGACTATTAAAGAGCTTGCCAAAGCAGGCGAAACGGCTAAATCGTTTGATGAGCTGCTTGCGCTGTTGCCTGGCGAAGATCGAGTAAAAATCTTGAAAGCCATTAGCGATCCTGACACATGGGCTAAGATTAATAAAGTAGCGAAAAGCCCTGCGGTTGCTAAAGGTTTAATGGGCGTAACCGCTGATGTGCCTGAGATGCCTGTAAACGCTTTGTCACCTACTCAACAAAATCAAAATGCACTGGCGCCATAATGGAACAGACTCTTATAAACTGGGTCTTTGCAGGCGCGGGAGCTGCTCTTGGCTGGGTACTTAAAGTGGTGTGGGACGCTATCCAAGACCTCAAGAAGGACATTCGGCAGATCGAGCGTGATCTGCCCGAAGTCTATGTGCGCCGTGATGACTTTAAAGATGCCGTTAAAGAGATCAAAGAAGATATGAAAGCAGGCTTTAGCTCTGTTGACACTACCCTGCGCTTAATTTTTAAAAAGTTAGACAACAAGGAGTAAGTATGGAGCAACCAACATACATTGAATCTGCCAAAGAAGTCGCTGGTAAAGCAATTGGCAAGCACGGACTAATCTACATCACCATCATTGTGGCGATGGGCGTAGGCGCTTCTGTAGTGCTAGAAGAAGGCAAAATGGCTGCGGTAATGGGTCTGCTAGGCGCGTCCTTAACTGCGCTTATATCCATGCTTAACGGCGTTGCTGGGGCTACCCCAAAGCAAGAAAAGCCTGAGTTTGAAATTATGAAGCAACTTATTGAGAGATTAGATCGTATGGCTGACCGTGATCCTATGTCAGTTCAGGTCGAAGGCGATAAAGTTACAGTTCGCAAGGGCGACAACGAAACTTCAGTAGGCAGAAAATAATGCTAGGGCTAGATACCATCGTTGGCGTAGGAATGAAGCTGATTGATAAGCTGATTCCTGACCCACAAGCCAAAGCACAAGCCCAGTTAGAACTAGCCAAACTTGCCCAAGAAGGCAAACTGGCTGAAATACAGGCTGATACGGCAGAGTCCCAAGAAGTCACAAAACGGGCGCAAGCGGACATGGCAAGCGATAGCTGGCTATCCAAGAACATCCGTCCTATGACGCTAATCTTCATTCTTGGCGGTTACTTTGTATTTGCCATGATGTCAGCTTTTGGCAACAACGCCAATGAAAAGTACGTTGAGCTGCTTGGGCAGTGGGGTATGCTTGTGATGTCGTTTTACTTTGGCGGGCGTACTCTTGAGAAAATCATGGATATGAAATCGAAAGAAAAAGATGCAAAGTAACTTTGACAAGTGCTTGGCGCTCATGTTGGCGCATGAGGGTGGCTTTGTAAACCACCCCCAAGACCCAGGCGGTATGACCAACTTAGGCGTTACTAAGCGGGTTTGGGAAGAATGGACAGGGCATGAAGTTGACGAGAAGCAGATGCGCGCCCTAACTCCCGAACTAGTAGCGCCACTTTATAAAAGGAAATACTGGGATGCTTGCCGATCTGATGATCTTGTATCTGGTGTTGACTATGCTGTTTTCGACGTCGCTGTTAATTCCGGGGCGGGGCGTGCTATTAAATTTTTGCAGAGTTGCGTTGGGGTTGATGCTGACGGTGGCTTCGGCCCTCGTACTCTTGCTGCCGTTAAAGTAGCCGAACAAGACCCTGCGCGTCTGATCGAACTTTACTGCGCCAAACGCCTTGAGTTCCTGCAATCCCTAAAGACCTTTGAAACCTTTGGTAAAGGTTGGAGCCGTAGGGTTGCAGAAGTCAAAGACAAAGCCCTAACTATGGTCGACGGGGTCTAGGTACTTCTCAAGCCTAGCAATCCGCTGGGTTTCAAACGAGCATAGCGTAGCGTAATACTCAGCGTGGGTCTTGTTCTCAAGGTAACTACGCTTGGCGTTCTCTAGCTCTTTGGCGGCAAGTTCCCGTGCCTTAGGTGGGTAAATGACAAACTGCCATAACCTTTTAATAGTGTTCATGGTTCTATCTTCCAAATACCGAATCAAACATCGGCGTTAACGACTGTTGCGGTGCAATAATTACAGGCGCCGTAGGAGTATTGCTAAACGTTTGCCCTTGATACTGCCCTGTAGGGCCATACAGCGACGTGGTGTTGCCATTCCTAAACGCTTGACCTTGGTACTGCCCTGTAGGGCCGTAGAAGGACGTGGTGTTGCCGTTTTGGAATGTCTGCCCCACATACTGCCCATTCGGGCCGTAGATCGCCGTGGCTTGCGCGTAGGCATCGGTTGCGGCTGTGAAATAGCCAAGGGTAAAGCTAATTAACGCTACTATCAGTTCTTTCATGTTCATCTTCCTTTGTGTTTAAGTGACGGTATGCTGCAATTGCCGCTTTTAAATCGGCTCTCAACTCTAAAATTTCTGCGTGGCTCTGTTGTGCAAAAGCAACAAGGTTGGCGTGGCTCCAAGTACTAAAGTCGGTCATGGCTTAACGGCCTCCTTGAGTAGCTCGATGCGCTCCCTAGCGCACCGCAGCATGGTGTAGCGCTGGTGTAGGCGCTGCAAGACGGACACACGGCGGCTGCCTGTACGCTCCTCGTTTAGCATGGTTAGTATCTGTTCTTCGCTCAACTGGCTAAGANTGTCATTCAGCTTGCGTCCAGCTTAGATCGCTCATATTGCTCTACCTTGGTTTGTAAGTTAATTACTTCTTTAGTCACCCGCGACAACGCTCGCATGGCCTGGTTGTACTCTTTGACGCGGATCGTTTCTTCTGCCTTTGCCGCCTTGAGCTTGGCTTTAAAGTGAATAAGCCTGTCCATTAGCACCGTCCGTCCATGTCGAACTTATCTTCGTCGTTTAGCCGGTCAATCTCGGCTACCAAACGGCGAATCATTAGCTCGATGTTGGTGTCAGGCGCGTATTCAGAGATGTCCTCGGCTAGTTTTAATGCTTCTTCACGTAATGTCATTTCAATTCCTCCAGTGCTATGTCGCTAATTGCCCGTTTGTCCTTCAGGGCGTCCCAAATCCTCAAATCAATCGTTTTATTGGTCAATAAAAGGTAAACCCATACGTCGTGCTTCTGACCGCTGCGGTGCAGGCGCCCCACCGTTTGCTCGTACAGCTCAAGGCTCCACGGCAGCGATACAAAGACCATTTTATTACCGCCATGCTGAAGGTTCAAACCATGCCCGGCTGACTTGGGGTGGATCAACAGTAACTCAATCTTGCCGTCGTTCCAGCGCTCGATGGCCTTGGGGTCGTTGATTGTCTGTGCGGTAGGATACCGACGCTTGAGTTCAGCCAGTTCCTCAACGTAGTTGTAGACGATGATGGTGTTGTCGTGCTGGTTTTCCTCAATTAGCTCATCTAACATATCGAACTTGTGGGTGCTAAACCAAATGGGCGTCTTGCTTACGTTCATACGCCCAGGCGTGTTAGACGCGGTCGTAACCGTTTCGTAGACCCAGCCCCCTGCCATCTGTTGCAATTTGCCTGTGACCACGCCTGCGTTGACAGCAGTAATCTCCACGTCCTTGAACTCGATCACAAAGTCCTTCTTCATCTTTTCGTATGGGGCGCGGTCTTGTAGGTCGCACTTCATCTCGACCGTATGGCAGGGTGGCAGTTTGTCAGCGTACTCGCCCGCGTCAAGCAAGAAGGTTGCAGGCTTGATCCGAGCCATGACCTGCGCTAGCGATCCTACCCGTGGCTCCCACTCGCCAAAGTCCTTATTGACTAGGACAAAGTACTGCTGCATAAACGCGCCCTTAGCCCGTCCTAGCAGGTCTTGGTTGACGATCTTGCACTGCCCAAACACGTCCTCAAGGCCGTTGCTAGTGAACGAACCTGTCAAGCCCCAGCGAATGTCGATCTTATCAACGATCTTAGCCAAGGCTTTGTAACGCTTGCCTGATGGGTTCTTGAGCTTGGTTAGCTCGTCAAACACAATGCCATCAAAGTCTAGCTCTTGATCGGCAAGCCACTGAATGTTGTCGTAGTTGGTAACGACTACGGGAAAACCCGAATGTAGGGCTTGACTGCGCTGGGCAGGCGTACCCACCGCTACCGCTATCGGCGTATCGGTAGCCCACTTGGGCTGCTCAACAGGCCATACGTCGGTACAGACGCGCTTAGGAGCCAGCACAAGCCACCGTTTGACGAACTTGTAGCGCAACATATCTTGCATGGCAGTCAGCGTGATACAGGTTTTGCCAGCGCCAACTGGTGCCAAAATCATGGCTCTATTATTTTCATAAAGAAAATCAGCAGCTTTATCTTGATACGGTCTAAGCTTAAGCATGACGGGCAAAATCCTTGTGGTATTTATGGCGCATGGTTTCGCATACAAATTTAGCTACTTCAATGTCGTAATACTTACCAAAGTGTTTGGTTTTGCCATCAAGTTGAAATTTAACTTCCCATTTATTATCGGCTTTATTCCAACAAACACCTTTAACGCCAGAAGTGTTGTCTTTACGCAACTTTGCGTTTCTCATGTTTTCTAAATGCGTAGCTGCGCGTAAGTTTTCAATGCGGTTATTGCGTGGGTTTCCGTCAATATGATCTACTTCCGCAGGTAAATAACCATGCTCTTTCCAAAAAATTAACCTGTGAAGCGCATATTTTTTACGTTTATACGCAATAAAAGTATAGCCAAGCGCATCTTCATTTCCTGCTTTAGCGCCGGCTGGTACCCTAGAATTTGGTCTTTTACGCCAATAAAATTGACCATCGCGGTACTCAAATAGTTCATGTAAAAGTATTAAGTTCATATCAAGGCTTCTCCTAATAGCGTGTGCAGATCAGGTTTAGGGGCGCGTGGTTTAATAACAACAGACCAACCTTGTTGGCAAAACGCCAACGCTTCTTGACGGGTGTTGAACAAACGCAACATGGCGCCTGTTTCGTCTTTGACGATGTACCTCAAAACTGATCCTCCCAAACAAGGCCATGAGGGTTGCTATCTTCATTTTCAGACAGCCAATCAAGCAACGTATGACATTGCGTTTTAGTAAATAAAGCGATGTGGGCTTTTTTAAGTGGGTAAACCCATAACTTCAGCTAGTAATTGATACGCTTCAGTTCTGGTATACCCTTCTTCTTGCCAAAGTTTGTCAAACGCGTTGTGGGTATAGGTTCGCAAAGACCTTAAATCATCTTGACGAAACGTATTTTGTAATTGCTTCATTTGCTGTTGTAAATTCATTGGTTGTCCTTCATCCATGTGTCAATGTGTTCGATTGACCACAGGCAGGCGTAGTTCTGATTAAGCTGTTTAAGGTTGCGAGCATGGACTTGTTGCAAGGCCGACAGCGTACCACCCTCGGTCTTGAGTTCCACAAACCACGTTACACCACCTGGCAAGCAGGCGATGCGGTCGGTTACGCCGCGCTGAGTAGGGGACTTGAACTTGTATGCTACGCCGCCAAGGTTTTGGACAGCCCATACAAAGTACTTTTCAATTTCTTTTTCGGATATTTTTGAGTTCATGTAAAAAAGTTTATCACAAGTTTAAAAGTTGTGGTAAAGTTTAATCTCAGTCAACTAAAGTAAAGGAAACAAAATGAACGAAGTAGTCCAGCACTCCCGTGTTGTCGGTGGTTCTACCGCCAAGCGGGTCATCAATTGCCCTGGCTCTGTAGCCTTGTGCGCCAAGATGCCCCCTAAACCTTCAAGCAAATACGCTGACGAAGGCACCCTCTTACACAACGTCATGGATTTGATCCTGACTACCAACCAAACGCCTGAGTCATTTGCTGGCATGGAATATGAAGGCATCAAGCTAACCCAAGAGCTAATAGACGAGAAGGTGTACCCCGCCTTGCGCGCGTTAGACGACATTGATCCAAACAGGGGAGATGGAATATGCAACAGAAACAAGGGTGGGTTTCGGAGATTACCTTCCAGGTGTGTTTGGTTCTACTGATCTTCTTGGTCGTATTGGCAGGCGCGCTTTTATTTTGGATTGGAAATTTGGTAGCGGCGTTGCTGTGGATGCTACCGATAATCCTCAATTGATGTTCTACGCAGCCGCCGCCATGCGTACGCCCGAGGTGCAGTGGGTGTTTGATGAGTGCGACGAGGTCGAGTGCATTATCGTTCAGCCCCCAAGCGTAAAGCGTTGGGTTACAACCACCAAGCGCATCAAGTCGTTTGAGCAAGAGTTAGCGATGGCGGTCAAGATCAGCCAATCGCCTGACGCCCCCCTAAACACAGGCGACCATTGCCGTTGGTGCGCTGCAAAACCTACCTGCCCCAAGATGACAGGCATGGTCGAGCGCAGCCTACACGCCCAGCTTGACATCCTTGACGTAGCGCAGATCGCTGACTATCTCAAGAAAGCCGATATGCTTGAGCAGTGGATTACAGACGTCCGCGCCCTAGCGCATCAAGTCCTAGACGCTGGCAAACCCGTGCCAGGCTTTAAGTTAGTCGCCAAGCGCGCTACACGCCAATGGGCAGACGACGATCAAGCCTTGGTTGCGATGTTAAATGAGGGTATTCCTGAGAGTGAGCTGCTCACAAGTAAGGTAATATCACCAGCCCAAGCTGAAAAAGTATTGAAAAAGCATGGCAAGCAATTGCCTGCCAATCAAGTAGTAGCAGTAAGCAGTGGCAGTACGCTCGTTGAGGAGTCAGATCCAAGACCTGCGGTATTACAAATCGGGCAGCAACTTACCGCCGCCCTTTCTAAAATTCAATAAGGACTCAAATAATGTCAAATATCACAACTTTCTCAGGTGCAAACCTTCCTTCTGTTAAGTCATTGGCTACAGCCTTGCGTACCATCGAAGCCGATGTTGGCGGCGCTGGTACCGTCATCATCAAGATGGATAAGACAGGTCACTGGGTATTCGGTGCAGATCAGACCGAGATCGAGGACGACTCGACTTGGGCTGTTAACCCTTTCTCGTTTGTTCACGGTTACATTGCGTGGGGCGACGGTGAAGTGTTAGCCGAGAAGATGGTCAACGTTAGCCAACCATTGCCTGAACTCGAAGCAGCGCCTCCTGGTGCTAAAAACGGGTTGGGAAACGCAGGTTGGTATGTCGATCAAGTGCCTATCAGGTGCTGACACAGGCATGGAAGCCCGCTATACCACCACGTCTGTGGGCGGTAAGAAGGGTGTTCAAGCCTTGGCAGTAGCGATCGCCACGCAGGTAGACAAAGACCAATCCAAGCCAGTACCCGTGGTTGAGTTAGGCAAAGAGCATTACACCCACAAGTCGTATGGCCGTATCTACACCCCTGTATTCAAGGTAATTGAGTGGGTTGGTATGGATGGCGACGCCGCACAAGCCGATGAAGCGCCTGCTATTGAAGCGCCTGAAGCAGAAGCAGCGCCAGCACGTCGCCGTCGTTCGGGAGCCTAAGATGATTAAGTTAGAGCTAACCATTGAAGAAGTAAACGGTGTCCTGATGGGACTGTCGAAGTTGCCGTATGAGTTTTCAGCTCCGCTAATCGAAAAGCTCAAACAGCAGGCAGACCCACAGGTCAATCCTGTAGTCGAAACCGAAGAAAAGTAATGCTTTGGCTTGATTACGAAACGCGTAGCCGCTGCGACTTACCTAGTCGTGGCGGCTACAACTACGCGCAAGACCCTAGCACCGAGATCCTGTGCATGGCGTATGCCATAGACGATGAGGAGGTGTCCTTGTGGACACCCGATCAGCCGTTCCCAGCGCAAGTAGCGGATCTAATCGCAGCAGGCGGTCAGCTCAGGGCGCACAACGCAGGCTTTGATCGCCTGATTACCGAGTTCGTCCTTTGCCCTGACTTCGGCGTTCCGATGCCTAAGCTTGAGCAGTGGTACTGCACAGCCGCGCAAGCCCGTGCCAATTGCGCTCCAGGCTCACTTGAGGACGTTGGACGCTTTGCAAGCAGTAGCATGAAGAAAGACCACCGCGGCAAGCAATTGATTCGTTTGTTGTGCATCCCCAAGGCAGATGGTACATTTAACACAGACCCCACCTTGATGGCAGAAATGGCTAACTACGCCCTGCAAGACGTGCGGACGATGCGCGCCATATCACAGGCTATGCGCCAGTTATCCCCTGATGAATTGCTTGATTACCACGTCAACGAGCGTATCAATGACCGCGGTGTGATGTTAGACAAGCCCTTAGCGCAGGCGGCGACCCGCTACGCAGGGGAAGAATTAGACGAAATACAGACGCTCGTTACTGAGATCACCGAAGGCGAAATCACCTCCGTTCGCAGCCCCCGCATGAGAGAATGGGTCTTGGCTCGGGTCGGTATTGAAGCTAAAAAGCTAATGGAAATGTATAAAGATGGCGATAAAAAATATTCGATCGACAAAACAGTTCGAGCTAACCTACTTATTCTTGCTGAAGAAAACCCCGATGAAATACCAGCGGAAGTTGCTGATGTTATCCAATGTGCGGACGACCTATGGGCGTCTAGTGTTGCAAAATTCAAGAGATTGACGGAGTTAGCCGATGAAGAAGATCACCGAGTACGTGGGGCGTTTGTGTTCGCTGGTGGGTCTGCCACAGGCAGAGCAAGCAGCTACGGCGCCCAAGTTCACAACTTCACCCGCAAATGCGCTAAGGATCCTGATGCCACTCGACAAGCTATGGTTAGAGGCCACGCAATTGTCCCTGCCTTTGGACGGCGAGTTACCGACGTCCTCAAAGGTATGCTCAGGCCAGCTTTGGTACCCGCTCGTGGGAAAGTACCCTCGTCGTTGCCGACTGGTCAGGAATCGAAGCTCGAGTTAACCCCTAGGCTATCCAATTCCGACGCCGGTGTTCAGAAGCTATCGCTTTTTGAGCGAGGGGAGGACGTCTATAAAGTTAACGCCAGCGCAACCTTCCACGTCCCTGTCGCTGACGTTGACGGTGAACAGCGGCAAATCGGAAAAGTCCAAGAGTTAGCTTGCGGCTTTGCAGGCGGTGTGGGCGCGTTTGCTGCGATGGGCAGAGCGTACGGCATCTTATTACCCGAACCCCAAGCCAAGCGCATGGTGGCAGGGTGGCGACTAGCGAACCCGTGGGCTGTACCGTACTGGCAGAACCTTGAGTCAGCGTACACCCGTGCCATGCGGAACAAAAACCATGAGTTTTCAGCAGGTAGAGTTACCTATATGTACGATGGGCAACATCTTTGGTATGCTTTACCTTCTGGGCGCGTTCTCTGTTATCCGTTTGCCAAGTTAGACGCCGATGGCGTCACCTACGCCAAGGCAGCATGGAAACCCGCAGCCGATGCGACAGAGTGGCCTAGAGCAAGACTATGGAAAGGACTAGCCTGTGAAAACATCACCCAAGCGGTTGCCAATGATCTACTTAGACATTCTTTGCGTGAATTGGATGGTGTGGTATTACACGTCCATGATGAAATTGTGGTCGAAACAGATAGACCCGAAGCAGTAGCCCTTGAGATGGAGCGCATAATGTGTACCCCACCTGAGTGGGCAAAAGGCATCCCTTTGGGCGTAGAAATAGCAACAATGCAGCGGTACGGTAAATAAAAAAACCCCCTAGTGGTGAGCTAGGGGGACATCCCTCACGAAAGGAATTTGATGAACTTTTTAGAATATATCACGAACTTAGCCCCCGAGGGCGAAACTGCCTTAATTGTGCGTCAAAAGCCACAGTTAGACGGTAACGGGCTGATGCAGACTCATGCCGATGGCACGATCAAGTGTACGTGGCCTGCGTTCTTGCCAAGTGCCAAGATCAAGCCCGACTGGGCAATCTACGGCAACACAGGCTCGTTCATCCTTGATCGCTTTGCTGATGGCAAGGTGTCGGCGTCTGCCGCCAACTGCGAATACGTCCTTGTGATGATGCTGGATGACATCGGCACTAAGTCAGCCGAGCCACCGCTTGCGCCGACTTGGATCATGGAAACGTCCGAAGGGTCGTACCAGTGGGGTTACGCTTTTAGTGAGCAACCATCTAAGGGCGACTTCACCGCAGCGATCAAGGCGATTGCCAAGGCAGGCTACACCGACCCAGGCGCAACCAACGCCGTTCGCAACTTCCGTCTACCTGGTTCTGTCAATCTCAAGCCAGGGCGCGGTAACTTTGCCTCTAGGCTAGTCGAGTTCCACCCCGAGCGTGAATATACCCTTGCTGAGATCTGCGACGCGCTACAAGTCGTGCCTGATCCCACCGATACCGCACAAAACAACCCCATTCGCCTTGCTGACACGGGCAAAGACTCGGTTGTGACATGGCTCAACGAGCAGGGCTTGGTATTGTCCGCGCCCAACGGCGAGGGCTGGATGGGTGTGGTTTGCCCCAACAACGGTGAGCATACCGATGGCAACATCGAAGGGCGTTACAAGCCCCTTGACCGTAGTTACTGCTGTCTGCACGGGCATTGCGTGGACTTTAGCTCGCAGATGTTCCTCGATTGGGTAGCCGACAACGGTGGCCCTGAAGTCGATCATGGCTTGCGTGATGAGCTGATTGCCGAGAAGATGTCCTCTGCCCTGTCAAAATTAACCCCAAATGAGATCTACCGCGACACCGCCGCCGAGCTGATCGCTGAGGTTGAGCGCAAAGAAGCAGGCCGCATTGAGAAGGCGCACTGGTACGAGCGCTTTGCGTACATTCAAGCCGATGACTCCTACTTTGACCTGCAAGACCGCACCGAGTTCAGTCGTGGCACGTTTAACGCAATCTTTCGCCATGTATCGTGCAAGTCGATTCACACCGGCCGCAAAGTCGAAGCGTCTGTCTGCTTTGATGAGAACAGGCAAGCCAACAACGGCAAGGTATTAGAAAAGCTAACTTACGCTGCTGGCGATAGCGTGATGGTGACGCGTGACGGCAAGGTGTACGGCAATCGCTGGGTTGACGCTCGGCCACCAATCCCTGCGGGTGTCGGCACCAACATTGACCTGTGGTTAGACCATGCCAAGACGCTGGTGCCTGACCCCGATGAGCTAAACCATGTGCTAGACGTGATGGCGTTCAAGGTGCAAAACCCACGCCTTAAAGTCAATCACGCCATCTTGCATGGCGGCGATGAGGGCAGCGGCAAGGACACCTTTTGGGCGCCGTTCCTGTGGGCTATCTGCGGCGAGAACATGAAAAACCGTGGCCTGATGGATAACGATTCGGTCAATAGCCAGTGGGGTTATCAGCTTGAGTCTGAGGTGCTGCTCATTAACGAACTCAAAGAGCCTGACGCTGCCGCCCGTCGGCAACTCGCTAACCGTCTGAAGCCCATCATCGCTGCGCCGCCTGACACGCTGTCGATTAACCGCAAGGGTTTACACCCGTATGACATGGTGAATCGTCTGTTTGTTTTGGCATTTAGTAACGATCCAGTGCCGATTAGCTTACCTAGCCAAGATCGCCGTTGGTTTTGTATTTGGTCAACCGCGCCCCGCATGGACACCAACAAGGCCAAAAAGATATGGGACTGGTACCGCGCCGGTGGGTTTGCCGCCATCGCCAACTGGTTCTATGCCCGTGATGTATCTAAGTTCAACCCATCCGCGCCCCCAATGTTTACTGAGTTTAAGGCCAACTTAGTTGAGCATGGCATGAGTATGGCTGAATCATTCTTAGTTGAAATGATGCGTGAGCGCAAGGGTGAGTTTACAAAAGGCGTTGTCGGTTCACCGTTCCATTCGCTATGCGATCGCCTTGCAGGTGTTGCGCCTAGCGGTGTCAAGATACCCCAAGCCGCATTGCTTCACGCTTTCAAAGAAGCAGGTTGGACTGATTGTGGCCGCCTAGCGTCCCATGACTACCCTAGCAAAAAGCATATCTTTGCTGCGCCCGATGTGTTTACCACGCTCAATAAATCAGAGCTTCGCCGTGCAGTAGAGGAAAATCCACAGCCCAAAATGGTTCTAGTGAAATAAAAAACGAGAGCGTTTGCCTGCAAAAATTGATGCGTTTTCCTGTAAAAATTAATGCGTTTGCCTGCAAAAAACGAGAGGGTTTGCCTGCAAGAATTAAAACAAAATGGTAACGGGCGGGTCATACGCGCGGGCGCGTGTACGCGTGCGCGGGCGGGCGCATGGGCGCGCGCGTAGGCCAGCAGGCGTACCGGGCGCGGCCGTCAAATAGGGCGGCCAGAATGGCCGCTATGGCGCGATCATACCCCCGGCAATACGTAGGCCACGGCCTAAGCGATCGCGCCGCCATTGGCCGATTATGGCCGCCAAATTGTAGGCAATAAAAAACCCGGCTCATGGCCGGGCAGGGTAAGTGTTGCGGGTCATAAATCAAGTAAATGAGCAATCCACAAGGCCACTAGCAGGCCGCATAAAACAGCGATCATTGCTCACCCCCGGCACGCTGCCAGTCGGCCAAATCGTCGGCGGCCTGATACGCGGCGTCCGATACTTGTTCCACGTGGGCGGGTTGGCCGGTGACGTGCTGATAAATTAGCGCGTGTTTTAACGCTGTGGCGGCGTTGTCGTGGGCGCTGATAAACGTATTATTTACGCTAAAAACTTGATATGAGTTCATTTTTAATCTTTCGCAAAGTTAGCTTTGAAATCCCACTGTGGGCGCTCTAATTTGGCCGCCGTTACAGCGTCGCGGCACGTTTTATAGGCGTTAGTGCTCCACGCGTACCAAAGGCCGCTTGGTTTTTTGTAGTAAACGTGAATTTTGCGCGGGTAAACCTTGAAATTTGTTTTCATTCTTAAACCTTTCAAATATGGGCTACTGATACGCCGTGACCGGCCAACCAATCGGCGGCGTTTTTATCGTTGCGGGCGGCGCGGTTGAGCATTTCCCCCAATGCTTTCAAATCCCATCGGGTGACTGATTGCGCTAAATGATGGCGCGCGATTGCCCGGGGTACCGGGCGCGAATTTATGTAGTACTGAACCATGCTTAGGCCTCTTTTCTTAGCGTAAAGTTTTCAATTTCCACTGATTCTGTGGCCTGATTGCCGTCGGCGCGGATCATCTTTTTAATTTTGGCGGCAAATTGGCGGGCGGTTTTAAGATCGTCGAATATTTGCAAATTTTCCCAATATTCCGCGCCCCATTCATCTTGGCCGCTACTTTTAACAAGGTAGAGTTCCATTTTTTAGGCCTTTTCTGTTAAGTTGAGTTGATCGGCCATCAGTTCTAGCTGATCCCACGCGATCGAATGACAGCCAACGACCAGCGTCGCGCCATCGAATGAGTTGAAGCGATACGCGCCTAAGTTGATTTGATGTAGGCCAGCCTCTAGCGTTTTGCCGGATTGTTTAACGCGTATCAATAGCGGCCACAGTTTGAGCGCGTCGGCCACAGGTATTTGAGCGCCCCGGCTGGTTTGGATTTGCTCATCTTTTAACCTTAGCAGCGTCGCGCAATATTGGAACCCGTTTTGTGGCGGGTTTTGGCCAGCTTGCCACATTGCTAAACGATCACCGGCGTCAACCGCGGCCAGTTTTTCGCGCTCAATACGGGTAGCCTCTTTTTTGGAGTCGCGCGCCTTGGCCAGCTCATAAACATAATCGCGGGCGGTCATTTCGTCGTTGGTTTCATTCGTCCACAAGGGGGCAAAATCACGCAACGCGGCGCAATACAAAATAGCGCTTTCACACGTTTTAAAAATCTCAACCGCGATATTGCCCCGGCTGATCTTTAGTTTTTTGGCCGCAAAATCACGGCGTAGGCGCTCAACCGTAGAGCGCCACACCCCTAAATTATGCTCAACGCCGCGCGTCGGATCGTCGCAATACACCACATTAAACCCGCCGGGGATAGCGCCCCGGATCAAACTTTTATGCTTACCCGTTGAGTTTGAATAGCCGCGGTTAGTAAATAAAACCACGTTACCAAATTCAGGGGCAAACCGCGCCACGGGAAAGTGACGCCCGTAGGAATAGATCACGCCATCTTCGAAAAAAACATTACCAGCGCGGCCGTTGGTTTGCGATTGCGATGCCCAAATATGGGCGGCTTCATTGTTACTACTGAAAACTGTTCTCATATTAAAAACCCCCTAATAAACCGTAGGCCAAAAACGCGCCCAAAATGGCGCCGAATACGCAAGCGCCCAAAATGTCCCAAATCGTTGGTTGTTTGTTTGTCATTGCGCGCCCCTTAAATTGATAGCGTTGAGTTAAAAAACGCGGCCGCAATCGCGCGGCGGCGCTTGGTTGAGTAGATTTTGCGCGGGGTATCGTGGCCGCATAAATTGCAAGTCCACACCGGCGCGCCGTTACGATAGCCAAATTCATCACGCGCGGCCGCCTTAGTACGCGGGGTTTGCTCGTTGCAATTTGTGCAAAGCTTATATTTTGATTTGTACATGGCCGCCCCCTTAAATAATGAATTCGGGATTGTTGCGGACGGCCAACTGTGAAGCGGCGGCCAGTATCGCGGCTTTGCTTTTGTTGGTCATTGCACAGCGATACATTGCGGAAAGGCCACGCGCGGCGGCGTCAAGATTACCCGTCATTGCGTGGGCTTGGATCATTGCAAACTGTTTTAATTGCTGTTTGTTCATTGTTTTCACCTTAGGTTAGTTTAGTTTTTACCGGCTTTTTGCGGCCGATATGTAAATGTAAACGATTTCTTTACGTTGCACAAGCGCTAAATGCAAAAAAGATAAAAATAAACAACAAGGGGCAAAACATGGGTCAAATTGTCAAAACATGGGTCAAAGTTTTGGGGCTAAATGACCCATATCGAAAGCTTATGGAATAAGGGTTAAAAGCCAACATGGGTCAAATTGTCATCATTTTTAGGTTAATTAAGAAAATGTATATATCTATAGGATCCCGGCGGCCAATGTTACAAGCCAGCGATTATTTTCGCGTGACAATTTGACAATTTGACCTATGTTTTCGCGCCCGCCGCCGGGAATTCCCACGCAAAAAGAAAAAAGCCGGTAACAAAAAGAAAATGACAATTTGACCCATATCAAAGCTAAATGACAATTTGACCCATATCAAAACGCCGTGACAATTTGACCCATGTTTTACGCGCCAGCTTTTAGCCGGTGACAATTTGACAATATGACCTATGGCCACGCGCCCGCGTTTGTCCTGGTGACAATGGCCACGCGCCCGCCAGCAAAAAACGCCCTAGATATGGCCACGCGCCCACAATCCCCCAAAAAATAAACGCCCGGCACAATGTGCCACGCGCCCGCCTGCTAACCCGCCCGCTAACCCTTATTCTATAAGGGCGCGGGCTTTTTATCGCCCGCCAAGCCTTATAGCACGGGGCTGTTAGGGTTTACCCACCCCCCCCCTAGGGCCGGGCGACCGGCCGTTGTGGCTGGGGTGGTTTCACGAACAATTTTTTTTCTTTTTAGAAATTAACCCACCCCCTTTCTATTTTTTGCAAAAATGTTTTACACTCACGCTTATGACATTCCTCAGCTTTCCCTACGCACCACGTACGCTGCAAGCTACCGAAGCGCGGCTAAAAGCAATCATGGACGCCGCGCGTCTTGGACTTAAAGGCGACAGGCTTGCCATCGCCGCAGGCATGATGCCCACCGAGTACCGGCAACTGTGCCAGTTCGACCCCATCGTGGAGTACGCTGAACTCAAAGCCAGAACAGAGTCCGAGATGCAGATGAGCCAAGTGCTACACGCCGCCGCGCTAGAAGGCGACGTGAAAGCAGCCACCACCATCTTGCAGAATCAGCACGATTGGGTAGCTAAACAGCAGATCAACGTCGAGATCGACCAGCGCATCTCCATCAGCCAAGCGCTTGAAATGGCGCAAGCCCGCGTGCAACAGATCGAAGCTCAAGACGTGAGCTACACCGAAGTCAAACAAACCAAAGAAAAGCAAAAAGCCGCCTAATGCAAGAACCCCGCTATTCCGCGCAAGACGAGATGGAACTTATGGCGCGGCTGTGGGCGCCAGCCATCAAAGACAACCCACTAGCGTTTGTGATGTTTGCATTTCCGTGGGGCGAAGCAGGCACACCGTTAGAACACTTCACTGGCCCACGCAAGTGGCAGCGCCAGGTATTACAAGACCTAGCCGAACACATCAAAAAGAACGACGGCAAGCTGAACTACGACGTATTGCGCCTAGCGATTGCGTCAGGCCGCGGTATTGGCAAGTCGGCCTTGGTTAGTTGGCTAGTCCTATGGATGATGACCACCCGCATCGGGTCAACGGTCATCGTGAGTGCCAACAGCGAAAGTCAGCTACGCTCGGTGACATGGGCCGAGATCACCAAGTGGTCGTCGATGTCGGTTAACACCTACTGGTGGGAGATCAGTGCTACCCGCGTCATGCCCGCCAAATGGCTGACCGAGCTAGTCGAGCGTGACCTCAAGAAAGGCACCCGCTATTGGAACCTCGAAGGACGGCTATGGTCGGCTGAGAACCCCGACGCCTTTGCGGGTGTGCATAACTACGACGGGGTAATGGTCGTGTTTGACGAAGCCTCTGGTATTGACGACTCCATCTGGGCGGTGACCAGTGGCTTCTTTACGGAGAATACGCCCAACCGCTTTTGGTGTTGCTTTAGCAACCCACGGCGTAATACGGGCTATTTCTATGAAGCGATCGAGGGTAGCAAGCGTGACTTTTGGCAGTCTAGGCAGGTGGACGCAAGAGATGTCGAAGGCACGGACAAGAACGTCTACAACCAGATTATTGAAGAATACGGCGCTGATTCCTACCAGGCGCACGTTGAAGTCTACGGCTCGTTCCCATCCGAAGGCGACGATCAGTTCATCCCGTCAACCTTGGTAGACGAAGCTATGAAGCGGGGCAAACATCAGGATGACTCCGCGCCCATCGTGATTGGGGTGGATCCAGCTCGGTTTGGCTCGGACTCAACGGTCATTGCCGTGCGGCAAGGGCGCGACATCGTGGAGATCCGTAGGTTCAAGGGCGACGACACCATGACGGTGGTCGGCCACGTCATCGAAGCAATCGAGCAGTACCAGCCAGCGGTGACTGCTATCGACGAAGGTGGCCTAGGCGCAGGTGTGGTGGATCGGCTCAAGGAGCAGCGGTACAAGATCCGCGGGGTGAACTTTGCAAACAAGAGCAAAAACCCCATGATGTACGGCAACATGAGGGCGCAGATTTGGGGGATTATGAAGGACTGGCTCAAGACGGCGAGCATCCCGAACGAGAAAACGCTCAAGACCGACCTAATCTCACCCATGATGAAACCCGACAGTAAGGGGGCGATTTACCTAGAAGGCAAGAAAGAGATGAAGGCGCGCGGCTTGGCTAGTCCAGACAGCGCTGACGCTATTGCATTAACTTTTGCTTTTCCTGTTGCACACCGCGAATATAAGGGTACAATTCGGAAATCATCGTACGCAAGTCAGGGCGCAGCTCTTAACTCATGGATGGGATCGTNATGGCAACAAAGAAACAAGACAAACCGATCGCTCGCACCACCACGGGCAAAGGCGCTAATTACAAGCCGACCGACAAAGGTGCGGGTATGACTGCCAAAGGAAGGGCTGAATACAATGCAAAAAATAACGCAAATCTTAAAGCGCCTGCTCCAAATCCTAAGACTAAAGCCGACGCCGGACGTAAAAAATCCTTCTGTGCAAGAATGTCAGGAGTTGTTAAAAACGCCAAAGGCGACGCCCCGCGTGCGAAAGCCGCCCTCAAAAGCTGGAACTGTTAAAAGGAAAACTACCGTGGCTACTAAACCTGGATTGTATGCAAATATTCATGCTAAACAAAAGCGCATTGCGGCTGGTAGTGGTGAGAGGATGCGTAAAGTTGGTTCTAAAGGCGCGCCTACTGCGAAGGACTTTAAGGAATCAGCTAAAACGGCTAAACCCGTAAAAGCCGCAGCTAAGAAAGCGAAGTAATTATGACCCCTCAAAAAACTCGACAAGCAAAGAAGCTTTACCGTGCTAACGTTAAGGCTGAGGTCAAGTCGGGCAAACCAGTTAAACAAGCTGTAGCGATTGCGTATGCAACCAAACGACGCTGACGGCGTAAACCCTATGAAACGCGCAAGTGGACGTGGCAGATAATGGCGACAATGAATCAAGACCCAAACGGGCATTAAGTTAAAGACGGGGCAAGGTATCGGCGCCGGGGTGGCCCACACGGGTGATCCAGCCGATCATAAAGACACCTTAGATGAGATGCGCTCACGCTACACGATGGCAATTGCTGCGTACAGCGACAGCCGTGAGGACGAACTAGACGATTTGCGCTTTATGGCAGGTTCGCCAGACAACCAATGGCAATGGCCTGCGGACGTATTAGCTACACGCGGCGCCGTGCAAGGTCAAACGATCAATGCGCGCCCATGCCTAACAATCAACAAGCTGCCACAGCACGTCCGTCAAGTAACGAACGAACAGAGGCAGAACCGTCCATCGGGTAAGGTCATCCCAGCAGACGACAAGGCCGATGTGGAAGTAGCAGCCATCTATGACGGCATGGTTCGCCACATTGAGTACATGAGTGACGCCGATGTAGCGTACGACACCGCCTGTGAGAACCAAGTCACCTACGGTGAAGGGTACATCCGCGTGTTGACCGAGTACTGCGACGAGGACAGTTTCGATCAAGACCTGCGGATTGGGCGCGTACGCAACAGCTTCAGCGTGTACATGGATCCCATGTCGCAAGACCCGACAGGTGCTGATGCCGAGTGGTGCTTTATTACGCAAGACATTACCAAAGCAGAATACGAACGGGACTACCCCGACGCCGCGCCCCTCAGCTCCATATTGGCAAGCGGTGTAGGCGATCAGTATTTGAGCCAGTGGCTTACTGAGGACACCATCCGCATTGCTGAATATTTCTATTACAAGCATGAGGACGCAACGCTCAACTTGTACCCAGGCAATCAATCGTTTTTTGACGGATCGCCTGAAGATAAGCAGATGAAAGAAATGGGTTTAAAACCCATCAAGTCACGCCGCGTCGATCGCAAAAAAGTCATGTGGATGAAAACCAACGGGTTTGAATCCTTAGAGGAACGCAAGTGGGCAGGCAAGTGGCTTCCTGTCGTACGCGTGATTGGTAACGAATTTGAAGTAGAAGGTCAGATTTACATCTCTGGCTTGGTACGCAACGCTAAAGATGCACAGCGGATGTACAACTACTGGACTAGCCAAGAGGCTGAAATGCTCGCCCTTGCGCCAAAAGCGCCGTTTATCGGCTACGGCGGTCAGTTTGAAGGTTACGAAATGCAGTGGAAAACAGCCAATACGACCAACTGGCCGTATTTGGAAGTCAACCCCGACGTGACGGATGGCATGGGCGCTGTATTGCCATTGCCCCAGCGCGCCGCGCCCCCGACTGCCCCAAACTGGTTTGATTCAAGCCAAGATGGGCGCGTCCGATGACATCAAGTCCACCACTGGACAGTACGACTCGAGCTTAGGAGCCACAAGTAACGAACGCTCAGGTCGGGCTATTCTGGCACGGGAAAAGCAAGGTGATACAGGTACGTATCACTACGTTGACAACCTTGCCCGTTGCAATTCGCCACATCACACGTCAACTCGTTGACATGATTCCTAAGATTTACGACACCGAGCGCATTGCTCGTATCGTNGGCTTAGATGGCGAAGTCGATATGGTTAAAATTAACCCACAGCAGCCTAATCCCGTCAACGAAATCCGTGACATGAACACAGGGATTGTGATTGAGAAGATTTATAACCCTGGCGTTGGTCGTTACGATGTTGTAGTCACCACAGGCCCAAGCTACATGACCAAGCGTCAAGAAGCAATGGACGCTATGAGCCAGATTCTGCAAGGAAACCCACAATTGTGGTCAGTTGCAGGCGATTTGTTTGTTAAAAACATGGATTGGCCTGGCTCAGAGGAGCTGGCTGCACGTTTGGCTAAGACAATTGACCCTAAACTGCTCGAAGATGGTGATAAAGACCCAGCTTTGCAGGCTGCTGAACAGCAAATGCAGGCAATGGGCGCCGAATTAGACCAAATGGCTCAAATGATGCAAAATTTCCAAAAATCCGTTGAAGTTCAGGACTTGGAACGCAAGAATTTTGAGGCTGAAATCAAGGCATATCAAGGCCGAAACACAACGAATTAGACGCTGTTTCAGCAGGTATGACCGCCGAACAAATCCAAGACATTGTGATGGGTACGATTGCCGCCGCTTTAGATACCGGCGATCTAGTAGGCCAAGAATTGCAACGTGAGCCGATAGAAATACCGCCCGAAGCGCTTGAGCCAATGCAACCTGAGATGGCTCCTGAGATGATGCCCCCAGAACAAATGCCACCTGAAGGGATGATGCCACAATGAGCTGCGAAAAATTTATAGGAATGTTGTTTTTAGCACGGGATGTGACCCATTCTGTGCATTTAAACACCCGTAGCTATTCCAAACACAAAGCGTTGCAAAAATTTTACGAAAACATCATCGACCGTGCAGATACGTTCGCCGAAGCCTACCAAGGCCGGTGTGGTTTGATTGGCCCAATTGCGTTAATGTCGGCTAAAAAGACCGAAAACGTCGTGGCTTTTTTAGAAGATCAGCTTGCCGAGCTAGAAGCCATGCGGTATGAGGTTTGCGACAAAGACGACGCCCCGCTACAGAATTTGATTGATGGCATCATTGAGCTATACCTTTCAACCCTTTACAAGCTTAAATTCTTAGCATGACCGTAACTGTTGCCCATTCAACCCCTGCTGACGGCACATTTAGTGCTTCAGGCGCTTTGGCATGGGACGCTAACCACACCCTTACAGGGTTGGGTACGATGGCAGAACAAAATGCTAATAACGTAGCTATTACGGGTGGAACTGTATCAGGATCAACAATTACAGCTACAACCAAATTTGTTAGCCCTCATTTTGATGCTCAAAACTCTGCTGGCGGGTCATTACGGAACGCAAGCGGCGTAGCTCAACTGCAATGGGGCGGTGGTGGCGGTAATAATTTAACCGTTGATGTAGCTATAAACATCAACCCTGCCAACGCACAAGTAGCTATTAGCCCAAGCGGTACAGGCACCGTTGTTATAAACCCTGCCACTGCGGGGACAATGAACAACATGGTTATCGGCGGGTCTACCCCATTAGCCATTACTGGTACTACAATCACCGCAACAAATTATGTAGGTGTTGGCGGGGGTAATTTCTAATGGGTAATTTTTTTGGTGGAAAATTCTTTGCAGGTGGCTTTTTTGGGTCTATTATTGAGGCTGCTGAACAACTTTATGTAAAACTTCGGTTCATTCACCGAACGAGGGTAGATTTTAATGGCTATTAATTTAAAACGCGATAACCACTTGCCTTGGTCTATCAACAGATTACCAGTTTGACTGCGGCGCAAAGCCTTACCGTACCGCAGCGCGACTTATTAGGCCTTAATCAAAAGCCTACGTTTGCGTTAATTACGCCTTTAACTGGCGCTGTTCGTTGGCGTGATGATGGTGTTGCGCCTACGGCTACTGTCGGTATGCCTTTGGCTGCGGGTGTTACCTTGCAATATGACGGCGATCTGACTAGAATTCGATTTATTGACAACGGCGGTACTGCCGAACTTAACATTAGCTATTACGCTTAAAGGTGACATATGGATCTCTCTAACGGCTCAGGCGGTATTGACTCAAGCAAATTAATGGATTATTTCACCAAGGATTTCTTAAAAGACCTCGGTAAAATGGCTGTTTTGCGTGATGAATTGGCTAAACGCCAAGGCGCAATGTCGGCAGTTGAAGCTGCTGCCAATGTACGTGCAGAGGCAGAAGCCTATGCTGCAAGCAAGAAGTCTGAGATTGATGGCGCTTTAGAAGATGCTAAAGAAGCCAACGCAAAATCCAAAGCTCAAAAAGCAAACTTGGACACCCGCGAAGCTGACATAGACGCTAAAGCTAAAAAGCTAGATGTTGCTAGCGCTGCTTTTGAAAAATCGGCTGCGGCTAAAGAACAAAACCTTGCGAATGAACAAGCCGCTTTACTTAAAGCGCAAAATGAATTAAAACTAGCACAAGATAAGTTAGCTTCTGACCAAGCAGTATTAGAAGCTAAGGTGAAGAATTTTTACGCAAAAGTTGCGTCATTAGAAGTTTAAGAATTAAATCGTACTGGTGCGATACACCAGGGTTTCTTAAGGAAACATCGAAATGGACGAAAGTCAAGAAGTAGTGCTAGCGGAAGTATCCGCGCCAGAGCAGGTGGCAACGGCTGCACCTGAAACTGAAGAATTAGCGCCGGAAGCAGTAGAACCAGCAGCAGAAGCATCTAAAACCTTCACACAAGAAGAATTAGACGCCGCTATTGGTAAACGACTTGCTAGAGAGCAACGTAAGTGGGAAAGAGAACAGGCCGCTAAAGCCGCTGAGAAGCAGCTTAAAACCCCAGCCGAAATCCCGCCGATTGAGCAGTTTGCTTCACCTGACGACTATGCCGATGCGTTGGCAGAAAAGAAGGCAGAAGAATTGCTTGCTAGGCGTGAACAAGCCAGGATGCAGTCTGAGATCATTGAGTCCTACCACGACAGAGAAGAAGATGCGCGGAATAAGTACGACGACTTTGAACAAGTTGCCTACAACCCCAAGCTACCAATCACTGACGCGATGGCTCAAACGATTCAAGCTTCTGATGTTGGCCCCGATATGGCTTATTACCTAGGGTCTAATCCAAAAGAAGCAGAACGTATTTCTCGTTTAGCGCCACTCCAGCAGGCCAAAGAATTAGGGAAGATTGAGGCTAAATTAGCTGATAATCCTCCTGTAAAAAAGACTTCGAGCGCTCCAGCACCGATTGCTCCTGTCACGGCAAGATCCTCTGGATCTTCTAGTTACGATACAACTGATCCTCGTTCTGTAAAAAGTATGAGTACATCAGAGTGGATCGAAGCAGAACGCCTAAGACAGGCCAAAAAGTGGGAAGCGCAGAGAAACCGCTAACTATTTTTATTAGGACTTAATTATGTCAAATTCGATCTTAACCATCGACATGATTACAAGAAAAGCTCTCGAGATTCTTGAGAACAACCTTGTACTCACACGTAACGTAAACCGCGCGTACGATGACAGTTTTGCTGTTGAAGGCGCAAAAATCGGTTCCACCCTCCGTATTCGTCTACCAGACCGCGCTTTGGTAACTGACGGTGCCGCCCTGCAAGTTCAGGACGACAACGAGCAGTTCACCACATTGACTGTGTCTAATCAAAAGCATATTGGTGTTAACTTCACCACCGCTGAGATGACCATGCAGTTAGATGACTTCGCAGAGCGTGTTCTAAAGCCACGTATTAGCCAATTAGCAGCTTCGATTGATGCTGACGTAGCTAACAGCTTCCGCAATATGTACCAGTCTGTAGGTACCCCAGGTCTTACACCTGCTACCTCTTTGGTTCTGTTGCAAGCTCAACAGAAGTTGAACGAAGCCGCTGCCGTAATGTCACCACGTTACGCAACTGTTAACCCAGCCGCTAACGCAGGCTTGGTTGAAGGCATGAAAGGTCTGTTTAATCCTACAGACACAATCAGCCGTCAGTTTAAAAACGGCATGATGGGTATGGGTGTATTGGGTCTTGACGAGATCAACATGAGCCAGTCTATCAAGCAGTTCACAACTGGTACTCGTAACGCAACTGGTACAACCGGCGCTGCTGTAACGGCTCAAGGTTCTAACACCATCGTATTAGCCGGTGTTGGTAACGCATTGACCATTAAAGCTGGTGACGTGTTTACTGTTGCAGGTTGCTTCTCAGTTAACCCACAAACCCGTGAGTCTACTGGTTCGCTCCAGCAGTTCGTTGTAGTAGCTGACGTAACATCGTCCGCAGGCGGCGCTGCAACTGTAACTGTTAGCCCAGCAATGTACACTGCTGCTCACGCGCTTGCAACGGTTGATACGTTCCCAGCAAACGGTGCAGTAACTACATTTATTGGCGCAGCAAACAGCCAGTACCCACAGAACTTGGTATACCACAAAGATGCGATCACTTTTGCGACCGCTGACTTGTTGATGCCACAGGGTGTAGACATG